ACCTTTAAGGTATGGTTGTCTGTGTCAATGATTTGAAGCTCGCACAGCTTGGTAAGGCCGGATACCGCCATCATTTGAAGGGTGAGGGTTACGGTCGCCTGGTTTCCTTCCACCTCGCAGGAATTATAGATCACGGTATTGTCTGGCTTCTGGATATAGACGGATACTGTTTTCCCGGTTAAGTCAAGAGGGGCGCCGTTATCATAGAGATAAATTCTTAACTCTCTGCCGTCCGCTTCCTCCTGAATCACCCGGATTTCTCCAAGGGGCTGCTGCCATGTGCTGTCAATCTCTATTTCTTTGTAGACCATAACTTACCTCCCTAAATATGTAATTGTTTGACCACCAATTGTGACTGTTTTCCATACAGCCGCTTGCCCATTTATAAAAATATTATCTCCCCTAATCTGTAGTGAATCAGCTTCCAGTACGCTTCTATCGTCCGATGAAATCCAGGCGAAAGCTTCATCTTTAAGGAGAAATTCGTCTGAAGCGACGTATCTTTTTTTGTCACTTGAGATCCAAGCAAAAGAAGCGCTATCGTCTCCAGTGCCGTTATAATCAGGATAGTGGAGACGATAGGCTCCTGATTTTATGACGGTTTCGCTGCCTACAGAGCTGAAGAAGCTGCCACGATGTTTCCCATCATAATAAAAGGTTATACCAGCGGGATCGATTACAATCTTTCCAGTTTTTCCATCAGCCCAAATCCATTCGCTTGTATAAGTGCCTGTTAAATTGCAGTCGCCCGTATCAAGATTAATGGTGCATTTCCCATTTATGCTTGAAAGCGTTCCGGATTTTATGATATCTGCGATTAGAGTTCCTACTAAGATCATGCTGGCGTTGATTTTCCCGTCCATCGTGATGGCGATATCGTCATAAGGACCATTGAAGCCGCTGTGGGAATGGCCGAAGCCGCCTTCTGTCATTCTCCAGACATTAACAGCGGTTTCGGTGTTGTCTGTGTCCATGATTGCCCAGCCGTTAGGTTTTCCGGTTTCCGGATCCTTTGTTTCAATATAGTGGCCCCCCAGAAGTCCAGTGATCAGTTCTGTGGCCACATCAATCGCTGCCTGTCTGATCTGATTAAAGGTCGAGGTAGGCTTTTCCATTTGGGTCTGAATGGATTTCACGGAATTTTGAATACTGGGAGCCACAGTAGACAAAGTAACTTCATTTTTTTCCGGATATTTGGGATAGCGCTTGATTCCGGCAACAGTGTGGGTAATCCGCCGATTCCGCCTGCGGTCCAAAAGAACTACATTCTGGTAAAGCTCGAATTCCAGAAACGAATAAATATTGTTGTTTTTTCCTTCCTGATTCTCTCTTGCCCTTGCCAGGTCCATGACGCCGCAGGTATAAGATTGCTGCGGAACCGCCATACTCTTCAAGCGCTTTTTTGCGTCAGCCAGCAGGTTTTCCGCTATTGTGTACCGCTCGTCTTTCCAGTAAACGGATATGACTTTATCGCTGTAGGAGAAATCCTCCACATAATCCTTCCCGCCGTTAATATCGGCAAAGGTTAAGCTGTCTTTTCCTTTCGCATACAGCCTGGTAGCGAAACCGCTGCTCTTACCCTTGAAGTTAACGCTTTTCAAATTCAGCTCGTCCGTGAGGAATACCCCGGAAATTTCCTCGCTGTCTGGGTTGTAGATATGTACCAATCGGGAATTGTTGTCAAAACGAAACACTACATTGTAGATATCCGGGCAGGCGTCGATAACGTCTAATGGTGTAGCGGCTTCCAGTTCGATCGTGCGGCGCTGATTAAAATAGGCGTGATCTTGGACGGTCCAGCCGTCTGGCAGCGTCTTGGATATGGTGTTGACCACAGTATCGCTGCTGTTTGTGTAATTCAGGAACATATCCTTTGAGAGCTCGTCAAGGTCAAGTTCAGCCTTGATGTTTACGGTGGTTTGTCCCTCGTCGATGGCCTTGATAAGGTATCTTTGTTTTGTCTCTGTGTCGATCAGCGGGGTTTCCTCAAAAAGATATTGATAGTCGGGGTGATCCAGAGGGAGAGTGAATCCCGCGGCGTCCTTGCCGCCGTATACCTCTTGGATATAATAGTCATCAAAGTTCAGAGGGATTTGCTCCCCGTTGTTTGAAATAGTAAGCATAGCCCACTCCTTACGCATAAGACGGATAGTATTGGACGGTGACCGGGTCAATACATGAAATAGTATTATCACCCGGTACCAGATACGGAAAATCTATGATATTGCACCGCTGAGCCGCCGGACCCCCGTTGATTAGAACTCGCTTTGTGATACCGTCAATAACAATCTGATCGCCTTGGTGAACATTAGTAAAGGTAATTCCAGCTACCACATATTTTTCAGCATCAGCAGACGGAGAAGCGGAAAGGATACAATCCATTTTTGGCAGCGTGCCCTGAGCCTGAAAGCTGCCGTTTGAAACAGCTTTGACCATCTTGTCGTGCTGAATCCCCAGAAAGACATAAGAGCAGGACAGAATAGACGGCGTAATCTGCTGGGGCACACCGATAGATTGGAGAATAGAGGTGTAATAAAACCCATCGGGAAGATAAAGCTCTACCTTGCCGCTGAGACATAAAGCGTCAAGAGCCGAAAGGTTTCTTTTGGTTTCCCGCGGGGAACTGCCGTATAAATCAAAAGGGAGCGTGATAGTTTTTAGCCCGATCCTGCTCCCTAAGGAAATAAAGGCGTTTCCGTCCTGAGGCTTATAATAATCGGCGGTTACGGCAGAGCCGGAAACAGTATAATTTGCCCTCAGCTTCCCGCCGAATTGACTGAGGGGAATGTGGTTAATGTACAATGTTATCCCTCCCATGCAAGCTGTTCTCCCATAAACGGGGCGGTGGCTCTGGCAACCTCACGGCCCTCTAGGTCCACATGGATTTCAGCCACATACTTTCCTTGGGGCGCGGCGGAATCCGTTCCGCTGTTATAGCTTGAATCCCGAAGCGCCGCGTAATTACCGGACGCGGAAAGGGAAGCGGACATTCTGTAGGATTCCGTAGCGACAGCGGCTTTCATTTTCTGAACCATTCCCGATACGTCCAGTTTCGAAAGGCCAAATTTATCTAGGAAAGAATACTTACCCGATTGATCGGAAATTGCGCCTATTGTGTCGGTGACCATGTCTTTCGCCGCTGCCGCGGCTTCCTTGGCGTTCTTTTCAATACCGAGCGCATAGCCTTCGGCGTTATCTTTGCCCAGCTTAATGGTTTCTTTGGCTGGGGAATGGCTGTCCTGTGCCGTTTGCTGACCAGCCATTGCCTGCTTGGCGATATTGTAGCCAGCCGTGAAAGCGGCCTGAAACCCAGATTCCACACCGCCAACAAAACCGTCAGCGCTGTTCTTTCCATTAGAATAGGAGTTTTCGCCTTCTGGGTCTGCGGATTCCTCGCCTTCCAGAACAATTTCACCCAGCCGTTCACCCTTTGTAAAAATTACGTTTCCTTGGTCGTCTAAGCCGATTCCTAAAGCGTCTAGGGCTTTCTTGCCTTTTTCGTTCATATCGTCAGGCAGGCTGTCTAAGGCAAGAATCAGATTTCTGGCAAGTTCCTCTTGTTCTTCCGTGAGGTCTTCGCCAGCGGCTTTAGTATCTATAATCCTTTGCAGCCAGCCGCCGGCCTGTTTTAATGTGGCTTCATCAAAACCCTCCAAGTAACTTCTTTCTATTTCGGCTAATCTTGCATTATGGTCCTCTGTTGCCTGTTCAATTTCATCTTGCTTTAGACTTCTAAAATAAGTCATTTGATCGTAGGATAAAGACTCATCTTTTTCTATAGCAAGAATCTCATCGTTCAGTTCTTTGATCCTGTTGTTATGGCGTTGCTCCTCTTCTTCTATTTGTCCTTTTAACTCTTTATTTCGATCTACAAAATCTTGATAAAATTCGGAACGCTGTGAATATCCTTCTGCCTCAATCCCTAAAATACCTTACGGCGTCAATATGATGATTGTCCGCGTCGGGGTATCCGTCTAAAACTTCCCCGGTTTTTTTGTCCTGCTCGTATTCGTATTCCGAAAACTCCTTTTCGGTATCCGGGCATCTAACCGGATCTATCCAGATGCAGTCCAGGCTTTGCAGCCATTTATGACTGTATTCCACAGACCCAGGGCCTTTCTCGGCGCTCCGGCAGTATAAGCCGTAAGCGTTGTAGTCCCCGACGCTTTTGGGCTCCGCGCTGTCCGCCGTGATTCTGTCGTTTCCAGTGAGGCCCTTTGCCTTTAGAATATCGGCTGTTTCCCAGTTTCCTTTCCGCCTGGCGGTTGCCTCGTCGAAAATATACAGGGTTTTCCTGGCCGCGTCATATTGCATTCCGTTGTACGCCCAGGGGTCTGGATAATAGCCCCAGTCTACCCCGTGGAGCCTGCGGTCAAAGGAACGGACCATTTCGTCCGGAATCGGTTCCAATTTCAGGTTTTCAAATACCTGGGTTCCGCTGCCGACAACCTCTCCCAGATACTCATGACGGTAGGAGGTTTCGCTTTTTGCTTTGAGCCGTTCCGCGTCCGCAAGGAATCTGGGGCCAAGCCATTCCTTAGGCGTTGTCAAATAGGTGCTGTGATGAATCAGCTGGCTGTCCCGCCGTTCCTTTACATACCGGTTGGCCCAGTTTCGGGCAGAGGAGGGAGGGTTAAAGGATTTCAGGGTAAAAGAAAAGGAACCTCCGCGCAAAAGCGACTGTTCCACATTTCTGATTACCTCAGGGCCTCCGAATTGGTCAAGCTCTTCAAACCAGGCCATTCCAATATACCCGAACGGCACTTTGATGGATTTTATTTTTCCAGGGTCGTCCATGCCGAAAAACATGATCTTTTGCCCAGTAGGAAGGTAAGTACATTCCATTGGGGAAACGGTGCATTTGAATTTCTGAGTTAATCCCAAAGCAGTAACGGCCCAGCATATTTGCGCGTAAACGCTGGTCCGCAGCGTGTTTGCAACCTGGCGCATCACCACGGCGTGGCAGTCTGGGTGCCTTATAAGCAGCAGAACCAGTTCAACTGATGCGAAGCTGGATTTTGTGGAGCCTCTGCCACCCTCTAGTACCGCTTCGTCAATGCGGCCCATTCTGATCTGCCGATGAACGTCGTAAAAAGCGGGGGAGACAATGCCGGATAATTTAGATGTCGTCAATGATCTGAACCCCGCTTTCGTCTTTTGAGGATAATTCCTTTCTCATTTCAAAATACAGCTTAATTGCTTGAACATCTCCGATAGAACAGCGCCGGATCAAGGCTTTCCAAACCGTTGAAAGCTCGCTGCTTGTAAATT